CTCGAAGTCTCTGATAGCATCCCCTTTATCGTAAGCTGATAAATCGATATCGCTATCCTTGTAAGCATCATACCCAGCATTAACTAAATTACTATATATTTTATCATATAAATTTTTGCTAGATATTTGATTGGAAAGTTCCAAAGGACTCTTCGCCATAATTAACCTCTAGGAATGGATGAACCTTTGAGAGCATCGGCATCTGCACCAAATCCAAATCCACCACCGACTTCGTTCATTCCTGACATGCCCATTAACATTTGTTGTTGTTGCCATGCCATTGCTTTACTAATCTTGGTTTGTAGTGATTCTTCATCGAGATCTGGGTTCATTTCACGGATTGCATCTTCCAAATCAATTAATCCAGCTTGTAGTTCTTGAAGGACACGATTAAGCAAACGGTCTTTATTGATAAGACTTGGACTTGCAAAGCGACATTCAATGTTCGCCTCGAATTCGTAGTAGTTAAGGACTAACTCAATTAAGTTGTTGATTGGTTGTTTAAAGTATGAACGATGAAGATTGATAAATGCGATTGAGATATCATCTTCACTATCGATTTGAGTTGCTGTCATTTGTGCTTGTCCGTTAGCGAGGAATGATGCGAGAATCTTAGGACTCATACCCCATTTAACAGCAATGTTCTTGAGGCAGTTTTCTTTGATGGTTTGCCATTCTACTGCACGAACCTCGAATTGTTGAACGATTGCTTGTTGGTCTTCTGGATTGACACCTTTTAAGGTTTCGACAGGACTGTTTGGAGCACCTCGCCATGGATTGTCAATAGGGTTAACTGCTGGTGGAATAGTTGTGTTTCCTTCTTCGCTATTAACGAGAGGAAGATTGCCAGCGATGTCTCCCATTGACATTGTCTTTGGAAGATAGACTGTGCCTTTTCCATTGTTCATATCACGGAGCAAGTAGGATGATGCGATTTCATAAGTGATAAGGTCATCTTGAATGCCGATGAGCATTGATTCGCCAAATGTCGCACCAGTTGGGATTGATAAGTCACCTTCGCCATTGATGAATGCCTCAACACCGAGACCGTTAAATGGTAAGATTTGAGGTTCATCGATTCTAATTGTGGCAAAATCGCTCTTAATCATTTTCCTGATTTCGTATGGGATTTCTTCCCAGCCGATAGAAGAGCGAGATGCAGCATTGCTCATTAAATTATTGAGTGATTGAGAAGTTGCACGATGGACTTGGAATTCAGCGACTGGTTTTAAACCTTTCTTTTGAATTACCTCGAATGTGCCGTCTGGGTTCTTTTTAATCTTTGCTTCGTACATTTTCCAATAACGCTTTTCGCAAAGATAGTATTGGCAGTTGTTCTTTCCTGGTCTTGTGTCAACATAACCACGAGTGAGGAATGTTGCCTCTCTTATCTCTCCAGTGAACGATGCCAAATAAAAGCAATTGTCGAAACGGAATGGTTCGAACCATAAATCGCCATTAGCACGCTTGTTGACTTTGATAAGAGATGTACCAACACCGAGAGAGAATCCGATTCCGTTTTTAATTGCCTTGTGAATTTGTTGTTTGAGAGACCATTCTGAGATATGCTTGAGTGCATTTAATCCTTGAGCATTGTTCTCGCTCTTGAGTTTGAAGATTAATTGTTCGCCACATAACTGCTTTGTTAATCCACTCAAGAGTTTTGAACCGATACGAGTTGAAATAATGCCTGTGCCATTGTTATGAAGAGTTGGAACGAATCCATCCATCCATTGTACGGCTGGTCTAACATAGCGATAGGCATAGTCTTTGTAGTAACCAGCAATATGGGCGATGAAAAGAGTGGAGTTTGAATAACTGTAAGTCTCATTCAAAGCTGCTGCTAAAGAAGTCACCCAGTCGGTCACTCCGATATTTTCGATTATAGTGTCTACTACCTTTTCATCTGCCATAGGTAATTACCTCCATTTATGCTTTGTTATCGTTTTTATCTTTTGCTTTATCAAGAATTTCTTTGAGTTGTTGGTTCTTTTCTGCGACCTTTTCAATTACATCATCGGTAGCACCAACGATATCCTCAACACCGAGTTTGTCGCAAACAACCATTAAAAGTCTGGTAAGGTCGACTAAAGATGTCATGATTTGTTTTAAATAAACATTTTGAAGGACACCTTGACGGAACATCATTTGTTTTGTGTTCTTTGGGTTGAGTTTACGGATGTCGAGTTCGTTGTCACCGAGTTTGAAGTCTTTATCGGTCATTGAGACTGGCATACTTGCCTCTTCAAGCACCTTTTCAAAGAGTTTATTTTGCTCTTCATTTGGGGCATTTTCAGCAACAACCTCTTCTTTGATTTGTTCTTTAAGTTCAGCGATGTCTTCTTCGCTGTTGATGGTTGCAACACCATCTTCTAGAATTTTCTTTTCTTTCATTTGTTTTTACTCCTTTGTTTTTAGTATATCACTAATTTTTAAAATTCCTCTACCTATTAGTTTTTGAATGTTGAAATATTGAATGTTCTCGGTGTTTTTGAACCAAGAAATGATACCATAAGTTGCTGCATCGCTCACATCGTTAGGGACAATTGGGTCATAATTGTCTTGTCTTTCATTCCAGATTAACATTGACCACTGCTCTTCAAGTAGATTCGTGCTCTTTTTAATCCATTTTCGCTTGGTGTAATTGTAATAACCACCGTAGTCGATGATGATTAAGTTCTCATTAAGAATGGCACTTTGTACGGTGCTGACCATTTGAGGAACATTATCCTTTTTGACCGGGTTAACTGCAATTCTATCGCTCAAAAAGAAACGACACTCTTGTATCAAGTCGGCTGCTGCATTATCGATAAACATCCAGATTGGTATTCGTGGCATTTGTGGGTGCGTTCTTGTTTCAGTAAGCGAACCGAGATGAAACTGTCTTGTTACATCTTCTATCCAGTAAATTAGTTTATCTTGTACTAATTGATGATAACCGACCACTCCATCATCGACTGGGTTATGATAGAAAATTGGAGCGAGTACAGCTTGACCATTATTTAAGAGCATCCAAGCTGTGAAAGCAGTGCAGTCATTGTTGACAGCACCATCACCACCGATAACACATCCTATCACTCTAAGTTGGCGATTTCTCTCCTGGACTTTCGACCATTCTAAGTACGAGATAACATACTTATCATGTCGGAACATTGGATAAACCGAACCATATCCACCTGTAGTTTCTCCTAAATAAAACCAACGATAGTAGTTCTCATCGATGAGTTTTGTTTTGAGGATTTCTTTAAGGTCAAAATCATTTATGAATGGCAAAATGTCAAGATAAGTGACATTCTTTACCATAAAATCTGGGTCAAATTGTTTCTCTTTTATGTACTTGTTAAACCAGTGTGCCTCCTGAGGTGGGTTGTTGCCTAAAATAAACACTTTTATGGAATCATCAAATCTTCTTCTAAAAGATGCGAGTGCTTCTTCTAGGTTTCGTTTCTCTTTTAGTTCTTGTGTTTCTTCCAAGATGATAACTGAGATTGGGTGTTTGGTTTTGATAGATTTAGTTCTTGAAGTGTTGCTGCCACCATAACCGATAAAGTAAATAACTCCAGATCCACCTCTTCTTTCCATTCTTAGTGGCGATTTTTTAAGAGTGAATTCCTCTCTTATATTCTCTCCCATTCCATCGAGTGTTGCTTCGAGTTCTGCGTAGGATGAATCAGCGAGCGAACCATAACTAACACGAGCGACCACGACATCTGTATTTGGATGAGCGAGCATTGTTAAAACTGCCACGATAGCTGTGTTGTTAGATTTACCACCTAAACGACCACCATAGAGGATGTAATATGGACAAGATGATTCCACTATCTCTTTGAAGACAAGTGGCATTCTGATTTTTATAGGCATAAGCGATTAGGCATCTCCAGTTCCTTTAAGTTCCTTGAGCACCTGGGTTTCCATTTCTTCCATTCTTTTCTTGCTATCTTCTGGGTTGATGAATTCCACGCTAATGGATGGAACGCTCGCTGGAGTCGATTCTTCCTGGATAACTTTTTCACTTGGTCGACCAAAGAAATCGGTTAGTGTTCTCTCTAAAAACCACATTGAACCACTCGCCTTAATACGATTCTTTGAGTCAGTGGATTTAGTTATGTTATCAAGGTGCTTAACGACCACCATGCTTCTGATTTGATTGCACTTATTGATTATTTCATAAACCTCATCAGCAAAGTGTCTAAATGATATGGAGTTCTTATATTGCAAGATAGTTTCTTGCTTTGGTTCGATATAATTACCGATGGACATTTTCTTGTGACCTTCCGTTGCTGCAGCAGATAGTTCTTTGATTTCTTGAATAGATATCCCGGTCTTAGCGAGTTCTTCTATTTGTTCGAGTTCTTCTTGCTCTTTTACATAAACGACCACGCTATAAATTGCTACCCAGTAATAAAATGTGGCAAGCGAGATTCCTACCATTTGAAGTGCAATTGTGATTGGAGTTCCAACCTTTAGGGCGGCATATAAATTCTTTAATTGTTCTTCTGTTGCATT